TGATAAGGCGCTTCGCGCTCTTCCATTTGCTACCCTGCAGGAAGTTGCCGCAAAATTGGGATTGAACGTGATGGATCTGCAAGGCAAACATGCCTTGATCAATGAACGCCGGCGTGCCGGTGGAACTCAGTCTTACAAGATTGGGAAAAATTTCCGCCTGGTTGATAAGCTGCTCGGCTATGAACCTTCCGTTATCGAACCGAAGGATGTTGTATGTATCACAAAGGAAAACTCTCAAAAATACGATGACGGTGAACTGTTGATCGTAGGAGGTCAGCCAGTCAGCAACATCAACAAGAAACATCCTCTTGAAACACGTGTTGCCTTCACATTGGTAAAATCTCATGTTGAAGATGTAGTATATACATTGTTTCATGCAGAACGTGATGAAGACTCAACTTCACCGTCAGGTGCATTTGATGGTCTGTTCACCAAAGCCGACATGCTGATTACAACAGGTGATGTCAATGCTGCTCGCGGCAACTTTGCCCCATCAGGTCTTTTTACTTTGCCTACAAAGGATACAGACTCCGCCGCTTATGAAAATTTGGTTGAATGGATTGGTGGTGCCAACACTTACCTGCGTTCCTCCAAGTCGGGAATTCCACAGTTACTTTGTGCCGAAACGGTCTTGATAGCTGCACGCTCTGCTCTCCGCAACAAACTGAGTATGCAGGAATATCCTTCCATGCAACGCATGATTGAACTTTTGCGTGAAGACGCAATGTGCCCTGCGCTTGAAATCCTCTCTCACGAAGCATTGGGACAGGGATCACGCCTGGTTCTTCAGAAGAAAGGGAATATGGATGTTGCCTTCAATACCCAAGCCGCAACCAAGTTCTGTCAGATCCGTGATATCTACGAAGATCCCAACGAATGGCAATTCTGGCTGCAAACCGGTTATGACACCCGTATCCGCGACTGGCATGAAAAAGTATACCGCTGTAATGAGCAAAAAAATGAATCTCTTGACCTCGCAGGAGACTATTGCAAGACCGGAGGCGTACAAGTTGATATCACAGGAACGGAGAATGCCGCTTGGGCCATCAAAGGCAAAGTTGCTGAACGTAGCAATGGTCAATGCATCATTGGTCTGACACCCGGTAAGTACACTATTGAGTTTACTGCCGTAGACGGTAAGACTAAACCTGCCGATCAGGAAGTGACTGTAGTGGAAGGCGAGGTAACAACCGCAACTGGTGCTTATACCTAAACTGAGATAAAAAAATGAGCGGCCATTTTTGGTCGCTCTATCCTATTCACTCTTAACAATTACACTAATGAAAAAATATACTTACCTAATTCTCTGTTTGTTATTTGTGGCTTTGGTTATTGCAATCCCGGAGCTGCACCCTCAGACATGTCATCTTGATGGAAATACATTGACCATGTTGGCAGCTGGTCCGGCCTTCGCACCGCTGAAATGGAATGTCGGTCAAAATAATATGGGTGGATATAAAGGACGGTTACTGTTCGTCCCATTTGATGCACCCAATACAGTACCCACTGTTCCGGCTCCCGGCAAAGCAGCAGACAACGAGGCGTTAGTGACGGCAGCCGGTACATTTGCTTTTCCTGCAGAAGGGACGTATAAGCAACCTATTTATCTATATAGTACAGATGCAACAGTCGAATATAAAGCGGAGCAGCAGGGAGAAGCTGACGGGATCAGCTATAAACAGACGCTAAGTTTCTTCTTCCCTGGTAATACCCCTGAAATGCATGCGTTCAATGCATTGGTAAAAAACACAGCAGGCTATTACATCTTTGAGGATTCGGACGGTAAACAAATGATCATGGGACAACCGGGATTATACGCTTCTACCGCTCCTTCCTTCAATGGAGGTAAAGCAAGAGGTGACCGTCGCGGTACCACCTATACGGCTACCGCCGACTCCAATTACTCTGCGATCTTCCTTGAAACTCCCATAGATATGGAAGTGACAGGCGGATTTAAACCAGCTCCCGCGCCAGAATCATGATCAGACAAGAACAACTCAGCCAATGGTTAGGAGACCGTCAGCGCAAATATGCTGACGGCCTGGTTCTTTTCAATGCTCTCGCAAAGGAAGCTATGAAAAAGAAATTTGCTGCTTACCTGGCAGCAGCTCCGGAAGATCCCCACATCTTTGATCCGCATTTCACCCAACTCGTTAATTGCTTGTCCAAACTCGACAAGGAGATTAAATTCTCCCCTTCCTTATATCCTGCCGCAATGGAAGAAATTGTTGTAGTAAAGACCATGAGCGAGAATGATCGAAAAAAAACGATCGAATCCAAGCAAGCGAATATCGCCTCCTTGGAGGAGTTGGTCAATAACCTTCGATCACGAATTGATAGTTTGGAGGACGACAGTGAAAGTCACGCTGATGAACTTGTTTCCCTTCAGGAACAGTTTGACGAGAAGATGTCAGAGCTATCTGCCTTACAGAACGAAGTGAACGCTCTGAACACACCAGGCGTCAAAATCATCACAGAAGAATCACTCAGCCCGTCTATTCGCAAGGCTTATGCCCGTATCAAGGAAATCGCACCTCTATATGCAAGCCTGCATAACGATGTAGCTAATTCGGAGATCCCGGCAGAAGAACGGCAGCCTATAGCCGAAGAGCTCTGCAAGCTCGATGACGAACGCCGCCGGCTTTGGAAACAAATCGATGCCTGGGCAGAAGGAAAAGGTGAACTGAGTCTTAAAGAGAAACGACCGGTATACAGTGAGAATGGTGTAGTACGCGGTATTGAAATCGCCCGTCAGATTAAACGTCTGAAACAAAACATTACTAACAGCCAATCTGCTGCTAACCGCGCCGAATCTCAAGGTAAAAAGACTGTTATGCAAAATGCTTTAGATCGTGTTGCCGGCTACCAAGAAGAACTGGCAGCACTGGAAAAGGAAATTGCGACGCAACAGAGCGCAAGTAAGGAATAACATCAAAGGCATTGCCCCTGGATCTATGAACAGTTCATGCACAAGCGAGGGCGATACATCTAGTGTTGTCCTCGCTTTCGTTTGAATACAACAAACCACTATAGTTATGCCTAAGAAAGATTCCACATATGACCGGATAGAACGTGCCTTGTTCAAAGACAGAGAGGAAGCATCAAGCATCCTGTCCCAACGTGAAATGGAAATAAAAAAACGAATGATGCTATGTGTCAGCAAAAAAATGGAAGATCCTCTGATCCAAGACACCGAACTTGTCAACTTCCTGATGAATGGATGCGGAGGTAACACAGATGCCGTATCACAGTCACAGGCATACCGGGACATCGGCATGATCAACAGATTAGTTGGCAACATTCAACTGGCCGCAAAAGCCTGGTATCGGTATATGATTGTCGAAGGCGGGAAAAAAGCCTTCAATATGGCAATAGACAAAGAAGATGCCAAGGGAGCAGCTGCAGCGTTGGACAAGATAGGCAAATACACTCGCTCGGACAAAGAAGATGAGAAATTCGACTACTCCCAGCTCATACCTCCATCATTTGAGCCTTCAGATGATGTTACCCTTTTGGAAGGTCTGGAACCTATTGAAGACCTTGAAGGAACCAGATCAGAAATGCGAAGCAGATTCAAAGGTATGTTGAGTAAAAAAGCGGTGGACATTCGTCCCATCGAAGAGGAGGAAGAAGAATGAAAATACTAGCTATACGATTGAAGAATCTGACCTCGATAGAAGGAACGGTAGAAGTGGATTTTATGGCAGAACCATTACATTCTGCAGGTATCTTTGCCATTTCAGGACCTACCGGTGCAGGTAAGTCTACTTTATTAGATGCCTTATGCCTGGCATTGTATGATAAGGCTCCCCGCTTTGCTACTTCAGTGGAAAATGTGAATCTGGCAGATGTGGGAGACAATCAGATTAATCAGTCTGATGTTAGAAATTTGCTGCGCCGGGGGACAAGTGACGGTTATGCGGAAGTCGATTTTTTAGGTATTGACGGACGGCGTTACCGTTCTCGTTGGTCGGTGAGGCGGACAAGAAACAAGATAAACGGTTCTTTGCAGCCACAAACGCTGGAAGTGAAAGAACTGGATACGGAGAAAGAATTTCAAGGTACCAAGAAAGAGTTGTTGATTCAGTTGGTGGAGTTGGTTGGCCTGACGTATGAACAGTTCACCCGTACAGTATTATTGGCACAAAATGATTTTGCTACATTTCTGAAATCAAAAGGGGCGGCAAAAGCAGAATTACTG